TCCAAGAATTTTAATTCGTGCTGACATTATTTTTTCCTTTATGATTTAAATATCATTCTTCATCTTCAAAAGAATTTTCAGATTCTTCTGCACCAAATAATGATGAAGCCACATAAGGACGAATATCATTAAGTTTTTCTGCAGACTTTGCAAAAAGTGCTGCTTTTATACCATCTGCAATTTCTGCAGGAGAAGAATCAGTAGCAATCAAGTCTATAATGTTATCCATAAATTTATTGTATTATTATAAGATTATTTATATTTTGCCGCCTTTTGGTTTTATAATTTCAGGTTCAGGTGGAACTTGTTCTTCTGTAGGAAGAATTTCTTGTCCAACTGGAACTTCTTCTTGAGGAATTTCACCACCTCCTTCTGGTATGGGATTGCCCATTTCATCTACAGGTGCATTTGGATCTGGAAGAATACCTTTCTCAATTTCATCTTGAATTTGTAAATCAATATCGACAATTTCAGTATCAGTTTGTCTAAGAACTTTCTTACGAACATATTCAGTTGAATAATATTTTCCAAGATAAGGTTCTATTGTTGTTGCGAGAGTAAGTCTATTTGTTAATAATTCTGCTTCTTTCAATTCTGCAAAATGATTATCATATAAGAAATCATACTGAATATGATCTGACATTTTATCCCAATCTTCTGGGGTAACAACATTTTTTAATACAAGTTGTGTACGTAAAATATCATTAAATATGTTTGCAAATCTTTTCCTTAAGCGTCCAACAAATTTTGAAAACTTTAATTCATCACGAAGAATTTCTGAAGATCTTCCCAGATTAAATCCATCACCACCACCTGCAATTCTTGATTCTGGAACTCCAAGTGCTCTATAAAGTTTCTTTTGGAAATATTCAATGTCTGCAAGTTCTCCAAGATTTTGACCACCAGGAAGAGTTGTAATTTCTGTACCTCTTCCACCTTCTCTTCTTGGAAGCCAAAAATCTTCAAGCATACTCATAAATTTTCGATCATCACGAACTTCTCCAGTAGAAGCATCATAAACAAGTTTATTTCTATAGCGAGACATAACCTCTTTAAGGTATTGTTCTGCTTTTACTTTAGGAAGGTTTCCAACATCGATGTAAAAAATACGACGTTCTGGAGCTCTTGACAATCTGTAAATTACAAGAGAATCCTCAATCATCCTTAGTTGATTAAGTGCTTTAATTGCTTTATGTAGATACGAAAGGACCGTTCCTTTGTTCCTATCCACTAATCCAGAGTTACAATAGGCAACAGCATCCTTAGTTATCTTTACACCTTTTTTTGAACCACCACTAATTGTCCCTGCTGGAAAATTGGGAGTTGGTGTGTAAACAAAATACTCTTCAATTTCTGGAAATTTATTGTCTTCTATACCTCTATTTACTGTAATATACCCATCATTTTTAGACTTTTTCTCTTGACGGATATGCTTCATTTTCATTGGATCAATATATCTCAATTCCTGAATACCATCTTCGGGTTTCTTAAGATCTATAACTTTTAAATAATAAATTCTTCCATCAATATACCAGTTCCTAAAAATCTCATGGCACTTTTTATCAAAGTCCATGATTTCTTTGATATATTTAAATTCGTTCCTAATAATTTCTTTTAATTTGTCACTTGCATTTAGATTTGTTAATTCAATTTCTACAGGAGAATCATAAAGATCACTAACAATAGCCTCATTAATTACATCTTCAATGGCACCATCACATTCTGGATGCAATGCCATTTCACGATAACGACGAATTAAATCATATTCAGTCCTGTAAACACCTTCTATATCTACATATTGACCATAAAATCCAGATTGAATAAAATGATCAACCCCGTCCTCATTATTAGGGGGGACGGGGGAAATTATAGATTTGGATTTTTTCTCATTATCCTCAATTGAAAAACCAAAGAGTTTCGCCATCTTATAAACTTAAACTGCTTGTATGATCTATTTAGTTGATGTTAATACCACCAGCATCTGGTGAAGTGCCTTTAATAGCTTCCCACCAAAGAACTTGAAGTTCTACCTGGAATTCTTCAATTGCTGGTTGATCTGCAGAAACTGGAATTGCATTTGTTGATGTTGGGAACAAATCATACATGTGATATGCTCTTAAAGTTTTTCCATTACGATCTAGTTGATAAACATAAGCGTCAGATGTATATGTTGTTGGGTCGGTAGTACCTGTTCCATCAGATACCCTATTCATTTTATTGATCCAATTTTCAAATGCAGATCTGATTGAAAAATCAGCATCATTAAGAATCGTAATCGTCCAACTTTCAAAAGATCTATCTCCAGCGACTTTTAGAGTACGACCTCTAAAAGGAACATCTAAAAATGCAATTTGAGACGCTGGCAAAGCTGCCGCTTTAACTAAAAATCTAGACTTTTCTAACACTGCAGCATCTGCTTTCGCAACATCTGGGAAAGAAAGAACAACTTCAAAAAGATTGCTCCTTGCACCGCCACCAATTAACTGACTTTTGAAGTCAGTAATTTTTCTAAGAGGAGGTGGATTAAATTGATTTCTGGTTGCCATTGTTTTTTAACCTCTAAATTAGAAATTTCCGATTACTTCTTCAAAAGCAACACCAGTTCTGGTGGCGATGAAGGTCAGACCAATGAAGTTAATAGACCTCGCTGGTTTAATATAGATGTCTGCTACAAATTCATTAGCGTCAATAATAGCAGGAGTGTTGTTTGTTTCGTCACAAACAACAACATAATCATATATACCTCTCTTAGATTGAACATCACGGAGGAATGGTTCAACAATATTTACGAAGTTTGTTCTTGTAATTTCATCATTAAATTCGAAGAGTTGATCTTTTGCAGCCGCAGAGATTGCATCTTCAAGATAGATGAAAAGTCTACGTACATTAATTCTATCAAAAGCAGATGCTTTACCATATCCAGTCTTATCACCAAAGAGAATAATTCCTGCACCTGGAGAAATAATAACTGGATTAATTCTGTTAGTATAAAGTCTGTCTCTTTGCTTTCTTCCTGGATTATATGCTAATTTAACAGCATTTAAAATTGTACCTCTTGAAGTTCCTGCAGGAGAGAACCAGGGGAAATTGTTAACATCATTTCTAGCACAAGTTCCTGCAATGTCACCATTTAGAGGAATATATCTAAATGTATTATTAAATCTATCATACATGTACTTGTAACCACTATCAAATACTGCATAAGTTGTAGATGTTATTGGCGCATAGAAACTTACAACATTTTCAGTAATAGTATCAATGTCTCTAATAGTTACTGCAGTTTGTGATGAAGTATCAGTAATTGCAGCACCTCTATATGGAGAGATGAACGCAACTGTATCCTTTCTAGATTCAGCAACAGCGATTAACTTATTAGCAAGTGCCTGAGCATCTGCTTTATCATATCCTGCAGATCCCATTAATAAGAAGTTAACATCTACTTCATCTTCATTTGTAAATACTTCGTAACCGTCGATAATATCACCAAGTTCAACTTCTAATGATCCTTCTTCTAAAATAGTGTCTAAACCATCATAATTCTTTCCTCCAGTGAGAGTCATATCCAATGAACCACAACATGCGAAAATGACATCTTGAGTGTTTTGGTCCCAATCAGTATCAGTAGCTAGTTCATATGTTGCAGACTCACTAAATCCTGTTGTAACTACTCCTACAGGTGATGAACCAGCAAAAATATATTCGGATGCTGTTGTTAAGTATTTTCTCCAGTATGAAGGACTACCTGAAGAGTATAAAGCATCACTTGCTTTTGAAAGTGAAAGATGCTTTTCTAAAACTGTACCCGCATTTCCAGTGATTTTTCCTTCATCATCAATTACTACAATATGGAGTTCATCAAAACGAGAATTTCTTTCTGCCGCAAACTCAGAAGTCCCTGGTGTGGGTACAAGAGCATTCCATCCTATTTGGGAACCAGATGCTAAAGTTATTTTTTGTTGGTCGAACCAATCTAATTCTACAGAATAAGATACTGTACCGTAAGGGGTGCTTTGCGCTGTTGTGTGAATAGCAACTGTCCCATTATCTGCAAAATTATATACACCTAAACGTTGATAATCTACGTTAGTTTCAGTTCCTCCAGCAGATACATGACTAATAACTTTAACATTAACTTGATTAACTCCAATTCCAGTAACTAATCCTTTCAGATATCCATTTAAAACTGAAGTAGTTCCGGCTCCAGGAGCAACAGACGATATCGCTTGAGTTACTGCGTATCCAACTTGTATTGGAGAAGATACTACTGTACTATTATAACTACCAAATGAAAGTTCTACATTAGTTAAAGAAACGCTGTTTAGTGTTGCTGGACTAATATCAACCGTTCCACTACCAATCGAAGTTACGGTAGTTCCAGACCCTATAACTCCAGGAAGAATCTTTAATGTTTGACCAACAGAAATTCCGGTTGTGGTAATACCATTTATTCTTGTAGTTGTTATTCCAACATCTCCATCGGATGCAGTTGCAACTCCAACAAAAACTGTATTTGTAACACCAGTAGTATTAAATCCTGTTAAAATTTGATCTGCTTGAGCATCAATCATACAAACTTTA